CACCGTTTCACTAGCAGACGCCCGTACGCTCATATTCGGCAACAGCACGGATATGACAATTCAGCATACGTCCAACAATAACTATTTGGATGTCAATACTGGATCGCTGTTTATCCGTGACGCAAGTGACAACAACATTGTCACATTTGCACAAGACCAATCATCCACCTTCGCGGGTCGCGTAGGTATCGGTGCAGATAGCGGATCATCAACATACCCGTTTAATATCTCGCAAGCATCTACGGCGCTGCCGCGTGTAACGGTTACTGGCGACACTTCGGTTGCTGGGTGGTATGTTCAACGTACTGGCGGCACATACCCGATAGACTGGTATATGGGTGTCCGCGAAAACACCAAGAACCTGTCTTTCTTTGACAACATTTCAGGTGTTGAGGCACTTCTACTAGACGCAACAACAGGCAACGCCACCTTCGCGGGTACTATCTCGGCCACTTCTGGCACTTTCACAGACAACACCACTGTTCAGAAAGCCAGTACTCAGACGTATTCTGACACTGCTGTATTCGAAGGGTTTTATCTCACCAATACCAACCCAACAATCAACGCGGGCGTAGGCATTATATGGACCCTTGGCACGGATGCTCAGGCGGCTATCTCGGCATCACGCCCATCAAACAATAATTCGGTCCTGCATTTCCAGACAGAGCAAGGCGGAACCATTGGCACTGTTTTGGAATTGGACAATTCTGGCAACGCCACGTTTTCTGGTAATATTATTGCTGATGCAGCAACACCACAAATCTTATGGAAGGTTAGTGGAACAGAAAAAGGATATGCTAGAATCAGTAGCAACACACTACAAATTAACGCTACTAATGACATGGCTCTTAGAACAGGTGGGGCAACAGCCCTTACCATAGACAGCAGCGGCAACGTCGGCATTGGGACGAGCAGCATTGCTAATAAACTTGATGTCAGTGGAGACATTGGTGTACTAGCACAGAATGAAGTAAAATTTTATGACAGTGACAGTTCAAATTATACTTCATTTAGAGGAGCTAGCTCAGTCACTAGTAATATTGTTTGGACCTTGCCTAATGCAGACGGAACCGATGGGCAGGTATTGAGCACCAATGGCGGCGGCACACTTAGTTGGGCAGACGCCGGCGGTGGCGGTGGCGGTGGTGGATCTAGCTATCCAAATAGTACAATTACAACTATACCAGGCTTCGATGGCAACTACGATTTAAGTTATAACGCAGCACAAACAGAACAGGAAACACCTTTTGAATCAGGCGGCACTGATGCGTTTGGTGTTAATCTAGGTACAGTGTTTGATATGAGTGATCCAATTGGTAGCGTACAAGACAGTTCAGGTACTGGCTTGGATCTAGGAACATTATAAATATAAGACAGGAGTAAACTATGCCTACAGTATTACAATTTAGAAGAGGAACCACAGCACAAAATAATGCATTTACAGGTGCATTAGGTGAACTTAGTATTGACACTACACTTGATGCAATACGTGTTCATGATGGTTCAACAGCAGGTGGATTTTTAACTAATGCTAAAGAAGCACAGTACGCTGACGTTGCAGAACGTTATCATGCTGATGCTGTTTATGAACCAGGCACAGTTCTCGTATTTGGAGGCGAAGCTGAAGTTACGAAGAGTACCGCTAAATGGGATAGACGAGTTATCGGTGTTGTTTCTACTGCCCCCTATTGCGTAATGAATAGCCCACATAGAGAACCAGAACTTACTGACGACTTACATCCTCCTGTAGCATTGCTAGGCAGGGTTCCTACCAAAGTAGTTGGCACTGTTCAAAAAGGTGACATGATGGTTACTAGCGATACCGCCGGGCATGCAGAAGCATGGCGCGACGAAGGCAATCCTAGAGCAGGAAGTATCATTGGAAAAGCAGTAGAAAACAAGGAGGGCGAAGACGCAGGAGTAATTGAAGTACTGATCAATATAGGTTAGCTTTGATGCCTCTTTTTAAATTTTACACTGATGATTATGAAGGCGAAATGGTCACTGACAGCGTTGGTTGGCGCGATGCTAACAAAGAAGAAAATAATGTTTGGATACCCAAAACCATCATAAACGATGATCACTCAGAAACAGCATTTGTAATAGGCAATGGCCCTAGCAGATTAAAATACAATCTTGAATTATTAAATGGTCAGCACGGAGGCTCTCGAGGCATTATGAGTGTTGGGCAAAGTTATGGATGCAATATGTTATTCAAAGACTTTTCTCCTACTTTTCTTATTTGCACAAATGACGAAATTTGTACTGCTATCAGTAAAACCAATTATTATGAAGAAAATATTGTTTACAGCACTCGCAAGTGTATTGTGAAACACCCAGGGCTGTTTCATTTGTATCCACATTGGCAAAATATGTTTGCTGGACCAGCCGCAGTGCGTTTAGCATGTGCAGATAGGCATAAACGTGTGTTTATGATTGGTTTTGATTTTTATAATGAAGCAACACAGCATCTATACCCTGAAATGAAAAAAAGCTACCTACCTGTTACTCAACCTGATGCTCTAAATGATAAACTTAAGATTCAACTTAGAAACATATTTGATTTATATGATGATGTAGAGTTTTACCATGTACAGCCTGAGCGTGCAAATTATGCTGAACATGTAATAGAAGAATGGAATTGGTGCCCCAATGTAAAAACTATAGGTATGTTACAGTTTATTAATCTAGCACAACTAGGCGCTGTCCACAAATAGTTCGCTTACAGTTTTAATCTTACTCATAATTTCTTCAATTTTGAAAGTGCTAAACACCCCAGGATGTAACGGTTTGGGCCAACCTTCGATGGATACCCAAGCATATCCTTTGTGTTCTTTATTAAGTTTAGGTATAAACTCTTCCCCTACCACACTTATGAAAGTATGATACTCAAACTGTTTATTTTTATTTGTGAACTTTTCAATAGGAATGTTTTTTGTGATACTAGGTAAGAAGCCTACTTCTTCTTCAATTTCTCTGGCTAATCCCTCAATAGGGCTTTCTCCACGTTCAACTTTCCCACCTACAAAAGCCCACGTGTCACCGTGGCTATCTTTGTTACGTAACAAAAATAGATAACGTTTAGTGCTAGTGCTGAAGAAAATAGTACCTATACTAAGGTTCATATGACTAGAGACCAGTCTCCTGCTCTATACTCGCCTTCATAGCTCTTGACCCAGGTAGTGCCTGTCCACTTATATTGAATGCCAGTATGTGTATTTGTCATATATTGTACACCCGATTCGGCACTGCTGTCAAATTTTACTTCCCATTTTGTGCCATCGTATTCGATAATATCGTTGGCGCCTGCAATAAGGTCAGTGTCGCTACTACCTGCCCAAGCAGTTGGTCCATCTGTGTTTTCACTACTGCCTATTGCGTTTAGAATCAAATATCTTTGTCCAGCTGCTGCGGCTGCTAGTCCTGCGCCTGGTGCATTGTTAAGTGGATTGATAATCCTTGTAACAGCATCAATACTATTAGTAGGTTTTGTATCCTCATTAATAGTAAACAGTAGTTTAAAGTCATCAGTTGGATGATGTGCAACTGTGCCTATGACTTCGCCTGTGCCTACTTCTAAGCGTATTTGACTGATACCTGCTTGTAGTTCACCGTATTGATTTATTAGTGCACGCCAAGTAGTCTCTTCTGCATCAGCAGGTATTTTAGTAGGCGGATCGTTTAGAGGATCGTAATCTACTTTATTTGTAACTGTTTCTTCTCTGTGCAAGATACTTACCTGATTGCCGATCAATAGTATACCGAAGTTCATAGGAGTAAACTTCATACGCTCACCAAGTAGTATATCTCTATCAATTACACCGTCGCTGATGCTACCGCTTTCATCATAGATGCTTGCGACGATCTTTTGTACAACGCCTAGCTTCTTAACTCTAGCAGGCGCCGTTAACCAAATAGGAACAGCAAAAGTTAATGTAGCAATATCAATCTGCTCATCTACACCAACAGGCACTGCTCGGTTACTCCATTGTGTTTGTATCAGTTCGATATAACTTAGACTGGTCCAATCTAGATAGTTGTCTGTGCTTTGTATTTCAAGTGCTGGGTTGAACAGTACGAGTATCTGTTCTAGTAACTGTAGTTTCTGTGTTGTATTACTTGTCCAAATATCAACATTCATTGTAAGTTGATATGGTACAGGCATTAATCGCTCAACTGTATAAGCATTTCCTTGTGTAGTAAGATATGAACCGCTATCCTCATCAAACTTTCTCATACGAATATGACGTTTATCAACAAATGTAGGCTCTTGTCTACGCTCTGGTTGATACTCCATTGCTGTTACATAGCAACCAATCATTGGAGTAGGAACAATCTTGTTTTCGCTATTCTCTCTAATTAAACTCGAGACCATACGTGTTGCATCGCCATATTTAACTGGTACAGTGACTAGTGTAGTGTTTCCATCTCTATCTTTGCCATACTCAACTTGGAAGTTAGAGAAAGCACGTATAAACTGTAGTAGGAAGCGTCTTACTTGTTCATCATAGAAAAATGTCTGTGCCATTAATCTTCCTTAGCTTCTAGTGCACTACTTAATGCCTGGCGCTGATCCATTGTAGTATTATCGTCTCTTGTGGTTGTATTGCTATTATTAATAAAGCCGTCACGTAGAGTATTACCTGTGCCTGGTGTTAGCTTGCTACGTACATCATCCTCTACCTTAACCCAACGTGTACCACTGTATCTAAACAGTCTGTTTGGTAAAAAGTCTAGACGTAGTATATAGTCGCCTTCTAGTGCACTAGTTGGGAAAGTAGTGCCCATTGTAATAGGATGTCCGTTTGGTGCTAGCCCGTCGCCGATCAAGTAGCCATCGTATGCTTTTACACTGGTTGGACTAATACGTGTGCTACTACTATCAACTGTAGTACTATCAGATGCGGTACCTGTTTCATCTGCATTGTGTCCTTTAGGCTCCTGCGGTCTACCAAGTTCGTCTGTAGGTACAACATAGTATTTGCTAGTATCGTATCCGCTTTCTGGCACTTCTGCTTCGGCTTGTGCCACAACCTTATTAGTGACTTCTAGCTCTTTTTGGTATGTGCTGAGCAAATCACGTAAGGTTGCGCCAGTACTATCACCATCTTCATCGACCTGTATCTTGTTAAGAATGTCGTTGTATTCTTGACTGTCTACTAGTGGTGTACATTTTACACGCCATAGGTGCGGCCACCATGTAGGTGAATAACCTTCTGTTGGGCGTGTGCCTTCTTGTACAACGTAATAGCGTTTGAGTGCTACGTCTAGGCTAGTGTCTAGAGCGTTATAATCTTTTAGGTGTGGTAATTCTAACACATCACCTGCCATTAGCCTGCGTCCTAGGATACGATCCATATCCTGTAGATGGAATGTAATAAACAACGTATCATTCTGTAGGAACAGACCAAACTGACTGAGGTCAAAGTCTGTGTCCGCTACATTGTAGATACCTCGCATTGTATAAACATCCTGGTCATACTTGCGGTCTCTGTTCTCTAGAAATAGGAAATCCTGTATAGCAAGTGGATCATCCTGGGTAGCCTGTGGTTGGCTAGCATCTGTGCTAGAGCCCTGATCTATAATACCTAGGTATTTGTGTACGTTGATACCCGTGCCACCAATAGTGAACATTTCCGATATACGGCGGTCAAAAAACTTAAAATCGTTGGTGTGAGCACCATCTTTCCACAGCGAGAGTCTAGGCATAAAAAATATCCTTATCGTATAGTATTTATTGCAAAAACGGTTGACGCTCTTGTACTATGTGCTAATATGTATATATAGGAAATGAGGAGATGAACATGTGTAGCGAATGGAAAAAATCGGATTGGCGCTCAACGGAAACGTGGGAGTCTGTTAACTGCTCAACCGGCGATGTAACAATTACCAAGGTTGGCGATAAATTCATCGGGCGTGACCCCAACGGAATGCTGGTTTCCCAGTTTCCGGATACTTGGGAAAAAACTGTTGGCATGATGGAATCTTGCTTCACCTGGCACATTAAGTTAGCCTAAAACGGTTGACGAAACCGCTATATGTGCTAATATGTATATGTAGGAAATGAGGAGCAAGCAAATGGACAAGATGTACAAAGTTATCGAAGACCTGGACAACAAGCGCAACGAGCAGGGTTTTGAGACTCGTTGGAGCATGTTTGACGAAGAGATCGTTGATCTCAACAACCGTGTTGTTAATGAAGAGCGTGATATGTACAGGATTACATATCGTGCTTTTGATGAGAACCTGCAGGAATATGAGTTCAGCTCGTTCACTGCTACGAACACTGTAGCGGGTTTTTGGGCAGCGGCTGAGTCCGTTTACCAGCAGGCCAAAAGTTCCGTTGGTGATTGGCACCTGTTCGTTGAGGGCTTTGAGCTCGTTGAAGACGGTAGCTTCCGACTTACCACTGGTTCATAAAGGTTGACATAAGTATGGGTAAGATAGTAGACTTCAAAACAAGGCAAGAGATACCTATCTCAACTCTGCAACGTGAATGGGTTGAAACTGTAGCGAATGAGTCTATAGACAACTTAGACATTGCAGATATCATGGGCCTTATCGAAGGCATGGAGAATTACTTTGGCAATCAAGACCCGCAAACGCAAAAAGACAACAACCCGCAGTCGTAAAACTGGTTTTGCTGCTATCAAGACAGATAGCGGTTATACCTATTTTAAGAGAGTTGCTCACTTTGAAGTAGATTCGAAGGAGTGCTCTGCTGTTATTAAATCATGGGTTCGTAAAAATTACGACAAAACTACTGCAACCGCAATTTTGAAGAACGAAGAATGGCGATTCAATAAGAGTCATATTGCTGCCTATTGTTACTGGACTAGCCTCGAAGGTGTAGAGCCTGCTCCTGATGATAGTGTAGAATGGATGGCTAATTACTTTGCAGATCTTGCAGAGCGTGGTAAAGACATAGTCAAAGAGCAAAAAGCAGAAGAAAAGAAGAAGGCAAAAGCATACACTCCTACTATTCAAGAGCGTATGCGAGAGCAACTGGGAGAGATTATAGGGCAGTTTGAGGTATGGCTAGACGACCAGCCTGCCAAAGATGTACCCAAGTTCTTTGATTGGCTTAAAAAGAATAATGTTGCACAGGCACACATTAGTAAGATACGTGAATACTATGTGCCTATACATGCAGAGTTTGAGGCATTGCTTGAAAAGGATTGCGATCCTGAGCTCAAAGAAGGCTATAGCCATCTAACAAAAGCAGAAATCAAACAGCACATCAAATGGTTTGAGTCACTGTTTTCTGACTTAGATGCTTACAACAACCTCAAGCGAGCAACACGTAAAACCCGTGTAAAGAAGGCGCCTAGTACTGAGAAGCTAGTAAGCAAGCTCAAGTACAAGAAGGATGATGCACGTTATAAGATTGTTAGCATTGATCCCGCTAAGATTGTAGGTGCTACAGAGCTGTGGGTGTTCAACACTAAGAACCGCAAACTGGGCAAGTATGTAGCAGAGGATGGTGTAGAACTTGGCGTTAAAGGTACTACACTACAGTTCTTTGATGCTAACAAGAGTGTTTGTAAGACCTTGCGTAAACCTGAAGAACAACTGGCAGCGTTTGGTAAAGCAGGTAAGGTAGCACTACGTAAGTTCTTAGATGACATTAAAGCAACCGAAACTAAGATGAATGGAAGGCTAAACGAACACACTGTTCTACTCAAGGTTTCCTAATAAATACATTATAAGGAAACGAATATGGCTGTTGACCTAACTACTGCAAGAAAAGACATACAAGACTACATATACTTTCGCTTAGGCGGCGATATGATCGATGTTGAACTTGACCCAACACACTATAATATGTGTATTGATCAAGCTATTAGGAAGTATCGTCAAAAGGCACAGGCTGCTACAGAAAGCAGTTATGTGTTCTTAGAGATTGTAGAAGGACAGCAGGAGTATACACTTCCCAATGAAATACAAGAGGTACGACAGGTATTTCGTCGTAGCGTAGGTAGCGGTTCAAGCGATACAGGCACACAGTTTGAACCATTTGAAGCAGCCTTTGTTAACACTTACTTGCTACAGGCAGGGCGTGTAGGCGGTCAAGCAACCTACGAAATGTACTATCAGTACCAAGAACTAAGTGCAAGACTGTTCGGTGGCTTTGTAAACTTTGATTGGGACAGAGTAAACAAAAAGATTACACTCCTACGTAAGTTTGAAGCTAGCGGCGAAACTGTTGTGTTATGGTGTTACAATACACGCCCTGATAGCACTCTGCTTAATGACACAAAAACCCAGCCATGGATTCAAGACTATAGCCTAGCACTAGCAAAGTATACACTAGGTGAAGCACGTAGTAAATTCAGTACTATCGCTGGCCCACAAGGCGGCACTAGCATGAACGGTGACACACTTAAGGCAGAAGCACAAGGTGAGATGCAACAGCTAGAACAGGACCTCAAAAACTACGTAGACGGTAGTGATCCACTCAGCTTTATTATTGGCTAATACACATAAACTTGTTATAATATAAACATGATCGTAGGATTAGTAGGACTTATCGGGTCTGGCAAAGGCACTGTAGGCGACATGCTTATAGAACAGGGCTTTGTGCAGGCTAGTTTTGCAACACCGCTAAAAGATGCTGCCGCTAGTATCTTTAACTGGGACAGAGAAATGCTAGAAGGTATTACACCTGAAAGCAGAGCATGGCGCGAAGTAACAGATACGTGGTGGGAAGAACGTTTAAATATTCCAAACTTTAGCCCACGCCTTGCACTACAACTGCTAGGCACAGAAGTATTTCGTAACCACTTTCATCAGGATACTTGGATACTAAGCATGGAAGCAAGACTACGTAATGCAAAGCATGATGTAGTTATTACAGATGCACGTTTCCCTAACGAGATAAACATGGTTCGTAGGCAGGGTGGCGTAGTAGTAAGAGTAAAACGTGGTGCTGATCCTGAGTGGTTTGGTCTAGCAGAAACCAATCCGGATAGTATGCCTCAGGTATATCCAGATGTGCATGCTAGTGAATACAGTTGGTGCAGCATTACACCTAACTACTTAATTACTAATGACAGCACAATACAAGAACTACAACAAACTGTTACAGATCTTCTAGAAGATCTCCACGTTGCCAGCCAGTCTTAGACACTTCCATATTACAATTTAAGCACAATGTGACTAGGTTACGAGAACTTATATGTTCTCTGTTACCGTCTACATAATATACAGTCATCTGCTCTAGAATCTTAGGTTTAAAGTTACAGTTCTCACAACTAGCTTTCATCCTGTAACCTGCTAGATACCATCGTGGCTGTTTCGGTGTTTTTAGTTTTTTCTTTTTACGATCACAACTATCGCAAATTTTCCTATAGTAAGTGACACCTTCGCGGTGATAATTTACTGCACATGGCTTAGAATGACATTCAGAACACACAGGTCTCATAGCAACCTTATTTACACGAACCTTTAAAGGGCAGGCTCTAAACTGGTTGATTTTGATGCCATACGATAAATAGTATAACAAAATCTTTTCTAATAAGGATGAATGAACATGGCATTAGTATCACCAGGCGTTGAAGTTACAGTTATTGATGAGAGTCAATACGTACCAGCAGACCAAGGAACAGTTGCAAGCATTATTGTTGCAACAGCACAAGACAAAACAGCAGGCAGTGGCTCAGGCACAGCCGTTGGAACAACAGCCGCTAACGCAGGCAAAACATATCTTATTGGCAGTCAGAGAGAACTTACTGCTACATTTGGTAATCCTAACTTCTATAAGACAGCAGCAGGAACACCAATTCATGGATATGAAATTAACGAATATGGATTAATGGCAGCATATAGCTTGTTAGGTGTAAGCAATAGAGCTTATGTAACTCGTGCTGATATTGATCTTGCAGAGCTTGCAGGTAGTGCAAGTAGACCAACAGGCGCACCAAGCAACGGTACAGTTTGGTTAGATGCATCAACAGATAGCCGTTGGGGAATTTTCCAATGGAACGCAAGCACTGGTGCTTTTACTAATAAGGTACCAACTGTAATTACAAGCACAAGCGATTTAGATAGTGGTGTGCCATTAACTTCAATTGGTGCTATTGGTGATTATGCTATTGTTGGCACAAACACTTCAAATCCAGCATACTATAAAAACCGTAGTAATACTTGGGTACTAGTAGGCGGCAGTTCATGGCAGACAAGTTGGCCCGCAATTACAGGCACAACCGCTAGCCCAACACTAACAAATGGTCATACTATTGTAATCAACAGCACAACTGTTACACTATCAGGAACAACAGTTGCTAACTTAGCAAGTAGCATTAACAGTGCAGCAATTACAGGCGTTACAGCCGCGGCAGTTGATAATAAGATTGAAATTTATGCCACAAGTTCAGCAGCTAGCGACGGTTCAACTACTGACGGAAAGATTACATTAGCAAACGGTAGTGGAACAATACTTAGTAGTACCGGTCTAACAGCAGGTACATATGCATGCCCACTCATCCAACAGAGCGAACACTACACTGTTCCTGAATGGAAGAGCACAGATACTGTTCCACGTCCAAGTGGTAGTGTTTGGGTAAAGACAACCACAAGCAATCTTGGCGCACAACTTGATGTAAGCGTATACAGTTCAACTACATCACAGTTTGAACAAGTAAGTGCTCCTCTTTATGAGAACGATCAAACTGCTCTCAAGAACTTAGATACAACAGGTGGTAAAGCAATCACAGTTGGCTCATATTATACACAGTTTGATGTTACTGAAAATGATACAGTAACTTATAAGATTTTCCGTAGATACGCTACAGGCATCTTGGAAGTTACAGGACTTGTAAATGATGCAAACCCAATCACAAGTAGTGAGCAGTTTACAATCCAGGCAAGTGCAGCTAACAGTACAACACTATCAAGTGCTGTTACAGTTACAACCAGTGGCACAACTATTGCTTCAATGGCAAGCGACATTAATGCTGCAAACGTAGCTAATGTAAGTGCAAGTGTTACATCAGATGGTTATCTTAAAATTGCACATGCACTAGGCGGCATGCTTATCCTAAAAGACACAAGTGGTACTCCACTAACTGATGCAGGTATTACAACAAGTATTACCACTGGTCAGGTACGTGCAGGCAACTCAAGTGATCTTATTGTAAGCAACTGGGTAGCACCAACTTATACAATTAGTACAAGTTCACCTAGTGCAGATCCTGCAAACAATCGTTATTGGTATAATACAGGATTTGAAGTTGACATTATGATTCAAGACGGTGGCACTTGGAAAGGTTATCAAAACGTAACCAATGATGCACGTGGACATAACTTATCTAACACAAGCCCAAACGGTGTAATCATTAGTGCAACAGAACCAACAGTACAAAGCGATGAAACCTCACTAGTTGTAGGTGATCTTTGGTTAGACTCAAGCGATTTAGAAAACTATCCAAAACTTTATCGCTATGAAGCAGTTGAAGGTGAAAATCAGTTTGTATTGATTGATAATACAGATCAAACAACAGAAGATGGCATCTTGTTTGCAGATGCTCGCTTTATGGGTGATACAACTACTGATGTTGTTACAGGTACAGTAGCAACAACAAAGAGCTTGCTAACCAGCAACGTAGTTGATATTGACCGTCCAGATCCTGCAATTTATCCAAGAGGCATGTTGCTATTTAACACACGCCGTAGTACATATGGTGTTAAGCAGTTCCGTAGCAACTACTTTAGCAGAACAAACTTCAGTGATACTACACTTTATCCAACACTTCCAACAGAAAAGGATGCATGGGTAACAGCAAGTGGTAACCGTAACGACGGTAGTCCATACATGGGACGCAAGGCTGTACGCTCAGTTGTTTCAGCAGCAATGAAGGCAGCTATTGACGGTAGCGAAGAGCTACGTGAAGATAGCAGAGACTTTAATGTTATTGCTGCACCAGGATATCCAGAGCTAATTGCTAATATGGTAAGCCTAAACAACGACAGACGCAATACAGCGTTTGTTATTGGTGATTCACCAATGCGTTTAGCAGCTAATAGCACTGCACTACAGAATTGGGCAACCAATGCAAACAGTGCAAGTGATAATGGCGATGATGGTTTAACAACTACTGATCCATATCTCGGTGTGTTCTACCCCTCAGGTCAAACTACGGATCTAAGCGGTTCAACTGTTACAGTTCCAGCAAGTCATATTATACTACGCACTATTGCACGGAGCGATGATCAGAGTTTCCAATGGTTTGCTCCAGCTGGTACACGCCGCGGGCTTGTTGACAACGTAGGTAGTATTGGTTATATTAACAGTGCTACAGGAGAGTTTGTTACCGATAACGTTCGTGAATCACTACGTGATACACTATATGCTAATAACATAAATCCAATTACATTCTTTAACGGCGTTGGCATTCTTAACTATGGTAACAAAACAAATGTATCAGGCGTAAGTGCATTGGATCGTATTAACGTAGCAAGACTAGTTGCATATCTACGTAAGACTATCCAGAGAACAGCAGTTGGCTTTGTGTTCGAACCAAACGATAAGATCACAAGAGACGAACTCAAAGAGCA